AGTACTATCAATTAACACCGGTGGAGCAAGTACAGTAACGTTTGATGAAAATGACTTAGTATATGTAAAAACAGCTTCACTACCTGAAAGAGCTATTACAAATATTGCTGTACCTTACATGGGATTAAACTTCAATTTACCCGGTAATGCAACCTATCCAGGCAGTGAAGCATATGCATTAACGTTCTATGCTGATGCTAATTCACAACTTCGCCAGAAATTCGAACAATGGTCAACAGATATTTTCGACGATTCTAATTCTACTGGTAATTATTTTGCTCCTAAGCAGACCGCTATTATCGACCTCGTACAGCTCGATAATCAAATGAATAAACAATCACAGTATCAATTAGTCGGTGTATCAGTTAGAAGCGTTGGACCGCTACAGTATAATATTGCTACTGGAACAGGCGAGACAATTGAATTTACTGCTACAGTTTCGTATCACTACTGGAGAAAAATCTCTTAAATCTACTCAGTTAACTAAATAATTAAGTGAATAACCCGTTTACGAACGCACTTAATGGTTTAGGACAAAACTTCACAGGTCTCGCTACAGGTAATAACCCGCTATTTGCTCCTCAAGTAACTAATCTTTTTGGATTTAATATTCCCGGTGTTCCTATTGTAAGTGTTAGAGATTATTTTCTCTTTCAAATGGAATCGTGGTTTACTGCGATTCCTAATTCATCTCAATGGATAGTTGTTATAGATGCTTATCCTCGCGCTCTTAGAACTAATATTATTCAAGGATTAGAGAGAACAGATGGCTCTAAGAAAGGGTTTAATATCGATTCTGCTGTTACTATTTTAAACAGTTTTCCTTTACAAAAAGTTATTGGATGTTTATTTGCGCATGCTATAACAGTACCTACCGAACAGTATGAAGTAATGTCTGCATCTGTGCCTAATAATAGAGGATTTTTACCTGGTATTTTAGGAGGTGGAAGAACAACTGAACCGCCCGCACTTGTTATTGATTTTAGAGAAACAAATACATCATTTATTGACTTTGTTATTAGACCGTGGGTTATTTTAGGTTCGCATTACGGTATGACAGCACGTCCCGGTGATATAGGTAGCTCAAAAGACCTTAAGAATATGAAAGTGAATATGACTTTACTGGAATATACAAGAACCTTACATAGTATTTCAATGATACCGAGAAAAGTATTTAACTTTTACAATTGTGTGCCTTATCAAGTATCCGAACAGTCTTTAGATTATTCAGATGATAAATTGACAACATATTCTACACGCTGGACGTATTCAAATTATACTGTTGAAAATAACCTTTATCTTCCTGTTGCTGATATTGTTAATAGAATTTCAAATGGCGAAATTCCTAGAATTACAAGCTTTCAAAACGGTATTGGCAGTATTAACCCTCTTGGATTTTTATAATTTTCGAGTTAAATAAGCTTTGTGGACGATTTTATATATCAAAGCTATATCCCTTCGTTAGGAAAGATTACTGATTTGTATGAGTTAAAATATTCAACGTTTAAATCCCTTGTTAAAACGCTTTTAAACAACAATAATAAACAAATATCTCTTTTGTTTGATAGAATATTAGATAATTTATTAGTAGAAAAGAATCTCAAACTTACGTTTTTTGATAAACTATATCTGCTACTTACAATTCGTACTATTTGTATTACACCAGTACTTGAGCTTACGATTCCAGATAAAATTACTAAGAAAGACAACCCACTCTCTATTGATTTAGGTAATATTATTACCACATTAAAAGAAATTAACTTACCAGAAGAACTATTACACTCAGAAAAAACGTATAATAAGATACAGGTAGAATATGGATTACCTTCTTCATTATTAGCAGAGAAAAACGAAAACAGTTTTCTAACTACAATTAAAAGAATTAAATTTAACAACGAAGAAGTCGATATTAACGACTCAAATATTGCTGAGTTACTGCCTGCTAATATATTTAAAGATTGTAAAGAGCATTTTAATAAGATAGAAAAATTCTTTGAAAGTTATTATCTTCTTAATTTTAAGCTGCCTAATGAAAAAATTGAACTTAATATTTCTCTTGCAGATAATACAGTTTTAGAATTCTTAAAGATAATCTTTAAGCGAGATCTACTCTCTCTTTACGAATTTGAGTATTATTTTGTCACAAAAGCTAATCTCGGCAGCAATTTACTGTACAATTCCACACCTGCTGAGATAAATGTATATATGAACCTCTTTAAGAAAGAGATTGAAGAGAGAAATAAGTCGAACAAAGAGTTGAACATGCCCAATAAAGGACCTAATTATAAACATGAGTAATACAGTAGATCTGCTAAGACAATTAGAAGAGCTTAATAGAACTAATACTATTGATGTATTTGTACCTTCCTTAAAAAAAGAAGTTAAGTTTAAAAACCTTAACCTTAAGCAGCAAAAGAATCTTTTAAAAACGTCTATTGACGAAACGCTTACTAAGCTATCCTTTATCATTAATTTCTATAGTATTATTCAGGAGAATATTGATAGCTCTGTTAAGGTTAGCGATCTTTATACATTCGATCGCACTGCAATAGCAATTGCCTTAAGAGCAAAATGCTTAGATTCAAATTATAAGTACGATGATAATTCGTATAATTTAATTGATAAAGTTAGTCAGATACCTTCATTAGAAATAAAAATTCCATTAGAGAAAAAAATTGAATATCAAAATATTACTGTTGAATTACAGGCGCCTAAACTTGGGCTTGATAAAGCTGTAAGCAGCTATTCTTTAGAAAGTATAAAATTATTACAAGATAAGGATTTTAAAAACGTAATTGGTGAACTCTTTATTCATGAAATTATTAAATTTATTAAATGTATTTCCATAAATGGTGATAAACCTTTTACTGCTGATTTTAACAATTCAAATGTCGTTGAGCTTATTCCGATTGTTGAAAGATTGCCTGCTTCAGTAACAAATAATATTTTAGAATATGTTAAGTCTTACAGAGAAACAGAGAATCAATTTACTAGAATTAATGATATTAATGTTGAAGTCGACGGCGCATTTTTCTCTATCTAACTAATCTAATCTCTTAAATATTGTTAATGGACGAGTTATCTAATGATCAGCTTATCGCTGTATTTGGTAAAGGGTTTGAAGATCTTAAGCTTCAATCAGTTCAACAGACTAAAATACTACAAAATGTTGAAAAAATACTAGATAAACGTATATCTATCGATGATAATAGATATGCGATTACAGCAGAGGCACAAGCAAAAAGAGATAAGCGTCAAAAAGAACCTCAAGAGGTAACATTTTCCAAATCTGCGCAAAAATCATTAAAGGCATTAGATCAATCAGACAAATATGGTGCGTTATTGAAAGAGGTAAAGTCTTCTCAAAAGAAAGAATCCGGTTCAATATTTAAATTCTTAAGTCCTATATTACTTCTTTTAGGAGGCATTGCAGGGCTAGCATTTGGTGTACAAAAAATTCCTGCTATGAAAAAAATGTTTGAAAATTTTCAAAAGGGTTCAGTGTTTACAAGTTTAAAAAATATTTTAAATGTGTTTAATAAAAAGAATCTTGAATTTAAAGAGTTTATTCGTGGTATACCTTTTGTAGGAAGATTAATCGATGCTTACGATGGATTCTCTCTTATAGCGCAAGGGCAGATTGAAAAAGGTATTAAAAGATTAGCTTTTGCCATTCCTGGTGCTGAATTTATTGCTACTTTCTTTGGCAGTTCAAAGCAAAGACTGCTTGGCAATTATGATGCAAAGACAGACAAGAGCAAACAATTCAGTTTATTTGGTAAAAAGTTTTCTTTTGAACAAGTAGTAGATGGTATCTTTAACGGCATCACAAATTTTCTAAACCCAGTGATAGATTTCTTCGGAAAAGTGAGCAGTCTCTTTGTACAGCTCTATCAAGTTGCAACAAAGGGTAGTAACATTAACTTCAAGGATATAACAGGCATACTTGATCAAATTGCTGTGTATTTTCCTGTACTCACGCCAGTAACAAGATTTTTATCTATGCTAACTGAAAAAGCGTTTAAATGGCAAGCTGGTAAACAAACAGGAGAAACCAATATAAATAGTGTAAACATAGGCGATATTTTTAATTCAGTATTTGATAATATCGCTGAAACAATTAATTCTGTAGTCTCTACTGTTGTGGATATAGTAAATGCAATATCACTAATTTTTAGTGGTAATAAAACTGCTGCGAGTAAAGGATTTGAAATTTTAGATAATTACGCACCAGGTATTTCTAATGGTCTTAGATTTGTTGTAAATACAATAGATAATCTTCAAGAAATAGATAAAGCTGAAGGGTTTGATAAAATCAAAAAAATTGGTAAAGCGCTTACTTCTCGTAACGAATACTACAAAGTATCTGCTTTAGATAGAAAAGCGGGTAATGATATAAATGATAAAGATTCTTTTTATCAAGCAAGAGAAAACTCAATTTTAGAAGAACAAAGACTTAGAAAAGAAATTGAAAATGAAAAAAATCCTAATAAAAAAGTTTTAACAGATACTTTAAAAGCAGGCGCCGCTGGTTCTGTTCTTGGAGGAAGTGTAGGTCTAGCTTCTTCAGCTATCCCGGGAACGCCTTTCTTTGGTCAGCCACTAACTGCAACGTTGCTTACCGGTATTGTATCTGGTGTCTTAACTAGTGCTGGCAGTCTTATTCTCGGATGGTCAAGAGAAAATTTTAAAGATATGTATGGTGATGATAAAGACAGAATTGAAAGGATTAAAAAATTAGAACAGAGCCAACAGCTTCAACAAAATACTATTAAAACATTAGATACTGAAGGCGGAAAACAAATAGACATAGACTACGAAAAATTAAAGCCAGTTAGTAGTGATACTAAGGCCATTGAGCAATTAAAAATCAATCAAGAACAAAATAAAGAAAGAGATAATATTAAGAAGATGATAGATAGTATTAGTACTGGGCTTAATAAGCATGCTAGTCTTCTAGAAGCGTTGTTGAATAAACAAACTGAGAATAATAATACATTAGCTAATATAAGTAATAATACGTTAAAGTCGAATAATGTTATTGTTAAAAATAGTTCAAATATAAATAATTTTTCCAACAAAGCATCAAGTAATTACGATTTTCAAATGACAGATCTTGGTAGATCTGTATATGCATAAATATAGTTATGAACCACGTCTTTTCAGTATATAGATCCAGAGAATATGAAAATATTGTAAAACAGAATGGTAATAATGTTGACGTACAACCGCCTTATTTAGTTTCACCTAATAACAATGCTTATGGTACTTCTACTAATACAGATGGATCTATTTTAAACGGCGATGTTGTTGATGTTGTAAATGATTTTTACTGGACATACTCAAAATTAAGAGAAAGTCGTCAAGAAGTTCCAAAGGTCATACTTACAGAAAAAAGACAAAAAGTTAATTCGCTTATATCTCAGTTAAAATATTCTTATGGAGCTACTTTCGATACAGCATCAGATTTATCTCTTAAAGCATCTAGAAACCCTATTGTAAGAAGTTTGTTAGGCGAAGTAGGATTAAACGCTGATGAAGTTGGAAACACTGTAAGCGAATTTTCACAGAATATAAAACAAAGCGGAACACAGTTTGCTGAATCATTGACACCTCAATTAAGAGATAATAACCCAATTTTTAGTAATCCTATGATGAAGCCTTACGAAAATTTATACATAACTGAAGACACAGGGTGGAAGTTTATTTTGCCTTATTTTGATAATTATTCAAATGCACAGGCTAATCTATATTCTGGTGATAGCAATGGTAGTTTTTCCGGAGCATTTAAAACAGGTGCTGATATTCTTAACAATTTAACTGAAAGTATGTCGGTATTAGCTAATCCTATTGATATTACTTTTGTTGAAAGGGCAAAATTATATAATTACTCTACAGAAGGAGATGAAATTACATTTACATTTCCGCTTATTAATACAGGAAGCGCGACGTTTGACGATGTAGTAAGAAATTGGGAACTTTTATTTCTTTTCTTATATAATAATAAACCATCCAGACGTAATGTATCAGTTATTGATCCACCAGTACTTTACCAACTTGATATTCCCGGTGCTAAATTTCTACCGTTCTGTTATATATCTAATATTGCTGTTGATTTTCAAGGTTCTAGAAGAGAATTGGAATTCAATTTATCTTATTCTGATAACCTCAATGTAACTAATATACCCACACAAATAAATGAAGTAAATACTACAAACACACAGTTTAATTTTAATACTGACAACACATTTAATATTAATGCGCCTCCAAAAGATATAATTGGTGAATCTTTAAGATCTGCTGCAGCAGCATCTACTACTACCTTTAAAAGCGAATTTTTTAATAACCAAACATCAAGAAAGATTAAAACCATTGTACCAGATGCTTATTTAGTTCGTATAACTGTAAAAAGTCTATTAACTGAAACTAAGAATTTTATGTATAGCCTTATAAACAGTAGCCCTGTTGTTACTACATCAAACACAATATTAGGATTAAATTTATAATATGGATGGTAAATTTCAAAATTCAATAATTGATCTTCCTAGTTTAAAGAGTATTAGGTATGAGAACATTTTTAAATTATATAAAAATAAAGATAATCAATACTATTATAATCTTTTACAGTCTCTCTATCTCCCGGGAAGTATTGATGAAACAAAGATTTACTATATGTTGATTTCTAGTAGAATGCCCTGGACTGCGGTAAGTTTTAATGCTTATAAAACAATTGAACTCTGGTGGTTAATTTGTCTTACGAATCAGATCTACAATCCCGTCGAATTTGCTAAAGCAGGAAGCTCTTTAAAAATAATAAAGACTCAGTATGTACCTGGAATAATATACGAGATTAAGAATGCTTTAGCAACTAAATAAACCTATGGCTGAAATAACAAGAAGTGATTTATTAACAAATCAAGATCGCTTTAGTGACGTTATTAATAATAATCCCTATTATTTTAACGTTATACTCAATTCATCAGATGGAAGATCACAGCAACTAAAAATAGGGTCAATTAATACACTTGTAATTCAGGACTCTATTACAAACCCTTTTCATCAAGGTTATATTGTACTTAATAATACGTTTGATGCTGTTGAACGAATAACCGATTTACAAAATAACGATAAGATAAGCAATAGTACATCTGGAAGCTTTACTCCAAATAAAGGATTTATTTTTAAAGGCGATTCAAGAGACTTTTTAGAAATTGATATTATACCTAAACTGGATGAATCAGATCTATCTACTAAATTTGATAGAGCTAATTCCGATGCTGTGTTTCGTTTAAGTTTTGTTTTTAGTATATATAGAACAGAAGAAATTGAAGGAGATCAACCCGGTCAAAAATTTAAAAAATTATATTTTTGGGATACGCATTACGAATTATTAACAGAAAAAAATTCTTATTTCTCCACAGCTGATTTTGTTGATGAGAGCAAAACGGATAATCTTCTTAATCTTGATGATAACGAAAGAAGTATTAAGACCGGTACTGCAATTAAAGAATTTTTAAATAATTTCTTTAATAGTGAAGGTGAGACAATAACTTTTGATGAAAATTTTGATGAAGGCGGTAGAAGCGTATTTTTTGCTTCTCCAGTGAGATATAAAGGTGTAGATTGTTTAAATTATCTGCTATCTAGGCACGTTTCTAGTGAAAAAGATAATTATGACATGGGACTTCTTCAACTAGAAAGAAGTACTAATAAATTCTCGTTAAAAAGTTTGAAAAGTTATTTTCAAGGCGCAGTTATACCACCAGTTCGCAACAGTCTTCAAACAGGTGGTGGTGAGCTTTATTTAGAAACATTTAAATTAGGATTATATTCCGACGATACGCAAAAATATTTTATCCAACCTGCTAATTTTACCCCTAATCTTGCACTATTTCTTGGTAAGTATGGAACTATAAACAACTTAGTATATGATCCAATGCCAGGTATACATACACAACAAGAAATAGCTTCAACAAGTGTACATAGTTACGATCAAATTGGTAAGCAATTTTCCATAGACTCAGAAAAAAATGATATTAATAATATTACCGATACGTATATAGATAATTACGTAAAACCTTTTAATTCTGTTTCCGAATCTAGCGCTTTTTCAAACTTTTTTCCCGGAAAAAACAGACAGCAACAAAAGAATATTAAAAATATATTTTCAGTAATTGAAAATGACGCCGATCAAAGATTGAGTGTTGGTCGTAATAGAGTACTCTATCATAATATCTTCTTTAATAATACCGTTGTATTTAAAGTACCAGGATCTACTCATAGACAAACAGGTTATTTTATAGGTATTGACCGTGATGGCGCGCTATCTTATAGTGATTTTGACAGTAAAATGCTTGGTATATACTTCGTAATTGAAGTAAACCACATTTTTAAAGGAAATGAGTATTATACGGAGCTAAGATGTGTAAAAACCTACAGTTTCAGTAATTTATTTTTAAATACTAATAGTATATGACCAAGACATTAACAAGAACACTCTATCCTGAATTGGTTGATGCTAATGTAGCAAATTCTACAGAATTTCTTAATCAGTATTCAAACTACTTAACTGCTGTTGGCGCTATAGCTGATGAATTAGGTAACTTTATCGATGAAACAAATGCTAGTATAGATTATAGAAATGCTTTAAAGAGCGGTGATCCTATTACTAATGTAGCTAGCTTTTTTAAAGACTTAGATAGCAAAACACTCAAGACGTTTAATAACGATTTTATATACTTTTGGTATAAAAAATACCAATCATCTCTAGATATTATAAAAGCAGAAATTAAAAAAGATGAAGAGACGAGATTTAGCGGTTCTGTAGATCGTAATGTTGATACATTTAATAAATTGACATTTAGTAATGAGTATTTACAAGGGTTTAGTGCAACAAGCTCTAAGAGAAGTAAGAACTATTCGTATCTTGGCGATATGAGTGATAGTATCGGCGTTTTAGCAAATATTGGCTTTAAGATTGACGATGCAACAGGGTATTTGTGGGATGTACAGTGTAATCAAGGAGTGCCAGCTCCTTTCCCACCTACACTACACAATAAAATAAGTCAAAATACAAGAGAGATCTCGTTCAACCTTAGTAAAAAAAATACATCTATGATGAGAACAAACCTTATCAATTTACAACGGGTAAGTAAGCAATCTACAAATGCTCTAGATACAATGGCAGCAACATCAGTACAATCACATGGCACGAATCTTGTTGGAGATATGAATTTTGCTATTGAATTTTATAAAGAGCTTCCTCAAATAGTTCAGCAATTAGTTAATCAATTCGGTCAGTTATATTATGAATTTATTTCATACTTCAACACTATAAATGATATACAAGGATATAATCCTCGTGTAGCTCCTACATATAATAAGCAATTTATAACAAATATAGAGTTTGAGCTTGATGTTGAAGGTACTAGACAAAAGCTAGATCTTTTACAAAAGAAAATTAAGGTATCAATGAGTACGCGCACTATTGCAAATACAATTAGTGTAGAAAGATTAAACGCAGGGGACCCCCTCGCACCGAATATCACCACTAGTTCAATTAATAATAGATTTTTATTTCAAGAAAAAACCTATCAAATACCTATACCTGCTTCACTTACAGAATTTGCTGCAAAGAAATTAGATATTGCACAAGGCGTAATGTCCCTACCCAATGAATCATTGAATACACTCAATAACGTTTTGGATAAAATTAATATAAACAATATACCTGGTATTGATGCAGCACTTGGTCCGCTAAATTCATTAGGATTAGGTGGTGTATTATCACCTTTTAGCGAAGCTGTTAATGGCTTAGTTACACCCTTAAGAGATGTAATAGGTAATATCGGCGCATTAACGCAAAACCCATTTTCTATACTTGGAGATTCCGTTAAAATTAACGGTGCAACTAATGGAATATTACCTTCAATTAATTTAGGATCAATTCCGGAGATTTCAGCACTTATAACACGTACTAATTTGGGAAGCTTTACCAGCTTTAATCTTAATAGTGTTGGAAATATATTTGAACTAGCTCAAAGCGTAAAAGGTATTATATGTAATTTCGAACTTCCTATTATAGGTAAGATAGATCCATCGTTTGTTTTCGATATAGACTTCGACCCGGATACATTATTGAATAAACTTAAATCAATGCTACCTAAATTACCTACAAAAGATGACTTTAAGAAGTTACTTAAGAATCTTACACCTAACTTTAAGCAGATATTTAAGAATCTATTTAATAACTTCTTTACCTGCAATAATAACAATAACTTTTAATCTTCTAGCTTTTCTGATTTTACAATTTCCGCTTCAATTGTCTTTGCACTTGTATTTGCGCTATCGATAAGCATTTTAAATACCTGTTCTCTTGTAGCTAAAAGCTTTGTTGTAGTATCAACTTCTTTTAATTCTCTTCTTGATTTAATATCCATATCTTTAGCCTTAATTACAGTTTCATTTCTCTTGTCTGTCACTATAATTTTATTAAGAGTCTCAATAGCTGTAGAGGTTGCTGCTATTAAATCAGCCAAAGAACTTACATCCTTATTCTCCGGAGCTGATGAAATATAGTCCTTTACATTGGTAACAACCTCTAAACTCTCCTTAACAAGCTTACCCGCATTCTCTATAACAAACTTTTCAATATTTTCTTTTGTTAATGGATCAGACTCTTTTTGAGCTACAACAGCTTTTTTATTAGCCTCTTGGAGTTGACCTAGTAAATCACCAACCATTTCATTTAACTCATCGCTCATATTATTATTTAATAACTATTGATTTTTATAAAGGTATATTATAATAGAGGTATGTATATTAATGAAAGAGATCCGAATACGCAGTTTTTGCCTGTTTTAAAGTTCGAAAAAACACATAATTTAGCTAAGCTACCAAGTAAAAATCATGAATCTGACACTGGATATGATGTATATAGCATTGAAGACAAGATAATTCCTGCTCGCGGCTTTGCAATCATTAATGTTGGTCTTAAATTTGCCGAAATACCTGAGGGCTATTGGATTAAAGTTGAGAGCAGAAGCGGTCTTGGATTTAAGCATAGTATTATGGCACATCCGGGTATTATTGATAGTGGATATAGAGGAGATGCAGGTGTTAAGCTTTATAACCTTTCTGATACTGATTATCAAGTCCGTATAGGTGATAGGATAGCACAGTTTGCTATTTACTTCAACATCTCTATGCCAGTTGAGTGGGGTAAAGTTCAAGAAACTACTCGAGGTGAAAAGGGATTCGGATCATCAGGTAAATAATGAATTACGATTTCTCAAATCTCTGGGTTGAAAAGTGGAGACCGAAGACTTTATCCGATTTTATTATATCAGATAAAAATAAAACGATTATCGATTCATTTAAAGACAAGAAAGAAATACCTAATCTATTATTTACAGGCACTCCAGGTCTTGGAAAGACGTCGTTAGCCAAGATTTTAGTTAACGACATACTCGATTGTCAGTATCTCTATATTAATGCAAGTGATGAAAATGGTATTGATACGATTCGCAATAAAGTAACAGGGTTTGCACAAACTAAAAGCTTGGATGGTAAGATTAAAGTTATTATTTTAGATGAGACAGACGGTCTATCTATCGATGCACAACGTGCACTACGTAATACAATTGAAGAGTTTGCAAAGATTACACGTTTTATCTTAACTGCAAATTATAACTACCGGGTCATACCTGCTTTACAGAGTAGATGTCAGAGCTTCGACCTCACACCTCCTATGGACGGTGTAGTCAAACGCTGTGTTCATGTATTAAAAGCTGAAAAAATTGTTATTAAAGAAGAAGAAAAGCCAAAGTTGCTGGAGTTTATTAAGTCAAATTACCCCGATCTCCGTAAATGCTTGAACGAACTACAAAAATATTCAAGTTCAGGTACACTACAGTTAGCCGATACAAAGAATAACGAAGTATTACAACTTATTTTTAGTGAAATTAAAAAGAAAAACATTACAGCACTTCGTAAAGCATTAATTGAAAACGAAGCTCAGTTTAATAACGACTACGTGACATTAATGAGGAATCTGTTTAATCATGTCGACGAAGTAGAAACTAACGTAGATCTAAAGCGGTACTATCTTCTTACGTTATCTGAGTATATCTATCGTAGCTCGTTTGTTATAGACCAGGAGATTAACTGTTATAGCTGTTTAATCAGCTTATCAGATGCTAAGAATTAGCCTTTTGGCAGATATTTTGCAGTATAAGTTGCTGGATCAGCTTGACCAACTGCAGGTACAGAAGGTATCTTGACGTTAGTATTATTCAATACTCGATCCCCTGCTGATAACTTCTTATTACCAATATCAGACAAGCGAGTCCTGTATGGTGAATAAAAGGGAACTTCCTGTTGTTCGTCTTTTACTTTTTTGGGCTTGATTTGAACACGTTTTGCTGGATCATCTTTTTTAAATACTTCAGGTACTTCAGGTAGATTAGGATAATTACACTTTGTCTCGAGCATTCTACCAGGAACAGTAACAAAACTCATATATCTACCAGGAGCTATCTCTGATGTGACATCAATATTGACTTCACTACCGGTATAATCTGTATTACCTGCACCTTGCACGTTAGGATAGATATTTTTAATAGCAGATACACGAAGATTTAAACCACTATCGATCATATTCTTAATCTTTTCTTGTGTATTAGTACCTAACTCTTTAAACCACTTGTCATTCAATGCATCTTTCTTAAAGTAAACAACATCTCCTGCTAAAAACCCTTGACCTGTAAATCTTTGCATTGCTGACTCGTATATCTTAGTAAACTTCTTGTTCATTTAAATTATTTATGGCTTTTAATGGTGTAAAACCATTTTTAAAAGAATAAAAATCATATAAATACATATGTGGCGACTATAAAGGTAAATACAGTAAGAGAACCAGTTAAAAGCAGTACTCGCTTCACTTACACTGATTTAAAGCTAGATTTAGAGTTTGACTTTACAAGGAATAACGAGTTTTTAAAGCGTAGAGAAATAAGAGATTTAAGAATAGACTACGATTATGCAGCAATTCGCAATTCTATCTTTAATTTGTTTAATACAATACCTGGCCAAAAAATTCTAAACCCTTATTTTGGATTAAATTTAGTACAGTATATTTTTCAACCCCTGAGTGAGGCGCTAGCTAATAATATAGGTAACGACATTCTCAAAGGCCTTACTTCTTTTGAACCTAGAGTGCAGGTTCAAAGAATTAATGTTGCGGTTGACGAACCAAATGCGCAGTATATCATAACACTTATAGTCTCAATACCTACAATTAAAACAGACACTAGCTTTAAACTTGTTGGGTCATTAAATAATTCAGGATTTAGATTTATAAACAATTAATATGGCTGAATTTAATAATTATCCTTTACCTGCAGATGGTTATGTAGCGTTTGATGCGTTAAGCTTAAAGGGCTTAATCACTACAAGACTAAACACTAACAATTTTTTTACAGATCAAAATTTCGAAGGTAGTAATATCTCCTCAGTCATCGATATTGTAGCTTATGCGTATCATGTTTTGCTTTTTTATCTCAATAGAACAAGTTCGGAAAGCACTTTTACTACTGCAGAATTATACGAAAACATTAATAAGATAGTTAAAATCTTAAATTATAATCCTATTGGTTATCAAACAGCACTTTTATCTTTTTTAGCTACAGCAAAAGCAACATTACCACCTGCAACTTATACAATACCAAGATATTCCTACTTTTCTGTTAACGGTACAAATTATTGCTTTAATAAAGACACAACTTTCATAAAACAGACACAAGATACAGAGGCATTAACAGACTTACAAGAAAATAACCTTCTACACCAAGGTACTTTTGTAGAATATCCCACTTACTTTGCAGTTGGCGAGCCATTTGAGATATTAACAATGGCGGTAGTTGGTCCTAATAATACAAATGTACAAATAGATCATTTTAATGTTGAAGTTTATGTAAAAGACAATACTATCGCAGCACCAAAATGGGAAAAATGGTCACCTACACAGTCGTTATTTCTTGAAAGATCAAATTCACAAGTTTATGAAATAAGATTAAACGAAAATGAGCGTTATGAGATTCGATTTGGTAATAATGTAACCGGTAAACAGTTAAACCCAAATGACGAAGTTGCTATTTATTATTTACGTACAGATGGCACTCGTGGTCAGATAGGACCAGGGCTACTTGATAACAATAAACTCTTTTTTTATAGTACAGCTCGCTTTAACCAGATTAAAGCCGATACAACACCAGAGAACTTAAACATAATTACACAAGGTCAAGCAAACAACATACAATTCTCTAACATAGATGCTTCCACAGCGTTTATTGATCGTGAAAGTGTTACAAGTATTAAGAATAATTCAGCTAATACCTTTAGAAGCCAGTACAGACTAATTACTGCAAATGATTTTACTAATTATGTGTCTAAAAATTACAGTAATATAATTTCTTCTGTTCAAGTTGTCAATAATTGGGATTATCTTTCCGGGCATATAAAATATTACTTCGATCTCGGTGTTTCAAAACCTAATCTTGAAAGTCGCGTTCTTTTTAATCAAGTTAAATTTGCTGATGCATGCAATTTTAACAATGTATACATTTATGCTGTACCAAAACTTGAAAAATTAACTTCTCTTACAACAAGGTCAAGTTATTTAAACACCTCACAAAAGCAGCTTATTCTTAATGACCTTCAGCAGCTAAAACTCACAACATCTGAAGTAATTATAAATGACCCTGTTTATGTTGCTGTTGATATAGGTACAAATTTTCCCGGTGAACCGCTTTCACCATCAATTTGTGACAATTCTTATATTGAAATCTCAAGAGATATCACATCAAAGAGAAATCCTGAATCACTAAGAGATCAAATTTCAAGAATATTCGCAAATTATTTCTCGAATTTAAAGGATAATTTAGGGTCAATAATCAGCTTAACAGAAATTACTAATCAGATACTTGCTATACCAGATTCCGGTATTCTCAATATAGTAACAAAGAGAACTGAAGGTGACCAAACAGTAACCATACCAGGTATAAGCCTTACTATTTATAATCCTATATATCCAGAAGATGATATTAAGGTTACAACACAAGATACACAGCTTCCTTATTTTAAATTTCCATTTTTAAACGACTCTCTCGATTTTGCTAATAAGATTGCCATAGTCACTCCTTCATTACAATCACTTCAGAAGGAGTATTAATGGCTTCGCTAAATTATACTTACGTATATTTTAACATAAGAGACTTTACTAGCAAAGAAACTCTTTCTGCGTTTACTTTACCTCAAACAACTCTTACTTTTGTACCTGATTTTACATCTTCTACAGTATTAACTGCAGCTGACGCTGTTTCTAATAAGCTATTAAGATGGGACTTCGGTGATGGTAGTTTTTCTAATAGTCTTACTGCAAGACATTATTATAAATTTCCCGGCGAATATAAAGTACGATTGACGATATTCGATAGGTTTGGTAATGCTTATGATAGTTCTTATAGACCTACAATTCAAGTTAACGATTTTATAAGAGATCAAACATTGTTTAGAGATTTTGATAGATTTATCTATGATGTACCCGCTAGTAAGATTATTGAGCCCATAGAATTAAGAAGACAGAATAGCTGGCAGTCTTATAATGCATTAAGTAGTACTGGGTATACTATATTTCTCTATGCTTCCGGCGCATTAAGCCAGTATCAAAACCAAGATAATTTTTATAATGATAAATGGTCACACCTACGAGCATTAAGCAGGTTTTATATTAAACAACCAGTAGGCACTTCATTCGAATATAAATTAGTTGATCGAATTACAGATAAAGGTACAGAAATTTATGCAAGAATCGTGGGAGAAGATTTTAGAATATGTTCAAAAAATGATTCAGGTAGCTTTTTCGTAGGTACTACTGGATCTTATACGTTTTACTATGTAGATGATACAACAAAGAACTATACATCTCGTGAACCACCAATATTTGTTTTTGCTACTTTAGATGCAGCTAAATTTAACGATAGATATACTGAAAACAATGATAGCTATAAAGATATAAATTATATGCCTTATAGTTTTCAGAACCTTAAGCCTGCAGTAATGCCTATTATTAAAGTACGTCATAACCCTGCAGAATATATCTCTATATCTACCACAGGTATTGTTGGCGAAGGAGCACTATCTTCAACGAAATTCGATATACCTGTTTTATCTTGGCAAAACACAGAAGTTCCTTTTGTTATTAGATTAAAAGATGAAGATAATTTTACAACAAAAACATATCCCCCTTTATCCTCTTCAACTGTTAATACTGCATTATCTTCTTTAACCTCTTTTAATGTTGAGTTTGGAATGCTCAGAGATACAGGTACAGGTTTCGAACCGGTTACCGGTATATCTTATTACGAAGATTTCGATAAAGATGCTCCGCAGAGTATTGGTGCTTTTTATAAAGGATACTTTATAACACCTGAGCCTACATATAGCTGTAAATTAACTGCAAGTGTAACTATTCAAGACCCTATTAACTATCCTAAAGATGCTTTTATAGGCTGGGCAGCTATACCCCAATACGATGTTATAGTAAGATTATTTAGAGAGCAAATATATAGTTCATGCGCCGGCGGTGTAACTTTAACTATTTCTGCAGCAAAGAACTTTGTTTACGATTATAATAATAGAAACATTTATGCAATTCAGGTAGCTCCTTCTGGAGCTGGTGCAGGCAACGATTTTCAAGCATGGTTTGCCGATGCTACTAACGATTCATTAATTAAATTTACAGCACAAGGTGTGCTTCTGTCATCTTTTACGCTTTCATCATACCCTGTATTAAACGGTTCAACTATTTCGTATGTCAATCTTTTAAATAATGTTCTTAGTAGCTCTGCTCCTGCAAGCATTACACTCGACGGCGAAAGTAATTTATGGATGGCGTTAGCCGATGCTGTTTCTGCTATTAAAATTGACGGAAGATCAGGTTATATTCTAGCTAATGCATACCCAGATGTAACAAACATTACATACTTCTTAAGCGGTGATTATAATATACCCTTCTTAAGCGGTTTTGCCGGTGAAAATTTAGTTTACCCAGTCAGCATTGATTCTGATTATGATAATAATATCTGGGTCTCTTATACACATCCTGTATGTAGCTTCTTAACCAAATATGACACTTATGGTCAAATGCTAACAGTAATACCCTTTAATCCCCAGCTTTCACTTGGAGAAATATGTATTGATAGAGATAAAAACGTCTGGGCAACCGCTATGAATTTAACACTCACTGGCGCGTCTTTATCGGGTAGAAACGATTATCTTTATAAATTTAATTATCGTGGAGATTTGACACCAGGATACCCTATATCAGGGTTTAGGCTTATTGGCAATATTACTACCGATATGAGACAGAACTTATGGGTCGTACACGATAAAGACACTGTCACAAGAGTCGACGGCTTAAACGGAACTACTTCTGATTATGCTGCAGGCTCCGGTAACTTTACAAATTACATTTGTAGTATCGGTGGTATAGCAGCAGATACTAATGACTTTTTATGGATTATAAATAATTTTGATAACAAATTATATTTTATTGACACATTAGCTCCAAAAGTAAGTTCTGTTAATTATCTCAACAACGTTGATCTCTTTTTACCAGGTCAGAGCCCTACTAATGACCTTTCATCATTTCAAGAAAGATCATACCTTGCGTACGGGGATTGGCTTGGCGCAAGATGGATTAATAAACGAATGATACCAACAACCACTACTAGAACTATTACAGGTGAATCAAATATTTTTAATGTATATCCTGTTTCTGGTCAATTTGGTTTAGCTAAGATAAACGAAGATTTTAATGCTGAAGGATTTTATAAATCGCTAGTCTTTACAGAAAGTCTTGAAGATAAAAATATATTCTTTGATAATTTTCTAGGTACAATAGTGGGCGGGTTAAGCGCACAACCTTATGAATTAGGAAAAACTGTTTACGAAAAAATAGCCAATTACGTAAGTAACAGAACAGATATTGATAAATGTAATTTAGACGCACTATTATCGTTCTGTAAAGAACTATCAATACAGTTTGAACAATACAATTATCCTTTCCCGCCTCAATTAACAAGATTAGTAAACATTCTTTCTATAAAGCATAAAAATCTTTGGGGTGAATTAAATAGATTTGCTCTTAACTTCAGACAACGCGGTACTCAGTTTAATCCCGATTACGGTACAAACCGCGGTGAAGAGCTTTCAACTATTACCTCCAGTATTACATCGGGTATTCCTATTATAGCATATGAAACCTTTTCTAACAATTATTTCTTAGTTAATATTAATAAGATACCAAACACTACTTTAGGTACTATTTTGCCGCTCTCCACTTATACATATGATTGGGGCTGGAGCCTTGTAGCACCTCGTGCATTAACCGGTGATAGAATATCTGATTTTTATAAGTTTTATACCTATGTTGAGAAGTACGAAAACTCACATTACGACAGTATAATCAATTGGAATGACCCTCATACAACAATAAACTACTATAATAGCTCGTTTGATTCATGGAAAGGCACTAATGGGATAATGGATAGTCTTATTAGCTATGAACTAACAAAAGGCTTAAGATTGTTTCTAAGCGCTGGTGACATAGTATATAATAATTAAATAATTAAATGCTAAACTCGAGTAGATTTATTGACGAGCGATTATCTACATCGATTACATCGTTTAACTTAGTAGAAAATCCAATAGATAAGAATAGTCCGCTATC